ATTTAAAAGTATTAGAAACGGCTGCAAAAAAGAACCCTGCCGTTGTTAGCTATGTCAATCCTTACCTAGATATGCCGGTGCATTACGTTAAAAGTCAAAAGGATTGGTATAAACATATCAAAGATTTAGTTAATGATGAGCAGATGCGAAAGGAAAGCGGAGAGAAGCTATTTGAGTTCTGCAAAAAGAACTATAACTTTGGCGAGATAAATTTAGACAGAAAGTATATTTATAATAAACTAATTTCTCATAGTTAAATTTTTAATTATTAATCAACGGAAAATTTAATGGGGAAGCTATGAGGAAACACACGCAGATATATTTGCAGGGGATGGGGTATAAAACAACTGACTTCATTCCCTGTGAAGTGTGTGGCTCACAAGCGGTAGATGTGCATCATATAGAGGCAAGAGGTATGGGTGGAAGCAAAGACAAAGACACGATTGAAAACCTGATGGGACTTTGTAGGAAGTGCCATATAGAATACGGAGACAAAAAACAATATAAAGAGTTTCTAAAAGACATACACTCAAAGAATTATGGCAAAGATTAAAGAAAATAGCTCAAAGGTAAACTTCGGTAAACGCAAAAGAGGCTCTGCAAAGAAGTCCTTCAACAAGCATAACCCAAGACCGAAAGCATATAAAGGACAAGGCAGATGAGAAAGCTAACTGCTATATGGCTGATTTTAACACATAAGGCTTACTTTGTTGCAGTATGTAAGACAGGTATGAATGGAGACGATATGACCACCATAGGCAATTACACCTATGCTATGGCAGAAACTTTAATCAATAAGCACATAGCAGACGTAGACACTTACTTAGACCAAGAAGACGCAATAGACGAAGCCAACGACATAATCAACGGAATACTATGATACAAAACGTAGCAATCAACACAGTAAAAGCAAACCCGAACAACCCCAGAATAATTAAAGATGATAAGTTTGCAAAGCTCGTAAAGTCAATTAACGAGTTCCCTCAAATGTTAAACCTTAGACCTATTGTTGTAAATGACGATATGGTTGTTTTAGGTGGCAATATGAGATTAAAGGCTTGTAAAGAAGCCGGGCTTAAAGAGATACCGATTATCAAAGCAAGTGAATTAACAGAGCAACAACAAAAGGAATTTATAGTTAAAGATAACGTAGGCTATGGCGAATGGGATTGGAACGACCTTGCAAATAATTGGGATGAGCAGGAGTTAATAGATTGGGGGTTAGATATACCCGGTTTTGATGCAGAAGTTATAGAAGCAGAAGAAGATGATTTTGCAGTTCCAGACGGGGGTATTGAAACCGATATAGTATTAGGAGATTTATTTGAGATAGGAGAACACAGATTGCTTTGTGGAGATAGTACGGATAGCGACCAAGTGGCAAAGCTAATGAACGGGCAAAAGGCTGATATGGTATTTACAGACCCGCCATACGGAGTAAGTTATCAATCTAATTTTAGAACTAAAACAGAAAAATTTGATATACTTAAAAATGATGAAGTTTTCATAACTGATTGGATTAATAATTTGCCAATTTATTCTAATGGCTTTGTATTTGTATGGACATCTTGGAAAGTAGTAAAAGAATGGATTGAGTTTTTACAACCATTAGGAGAAATGACAAATATGATAATTTGGGATAAAAGTGGTGGTGGATTAGGAGATTTAAAAGGAACATTTTTAAGCGATTTTGAAATAGCATTAGTATATAATAGAGATGCCAATATAATAGGAAAAAGACTTGGAAGCGTTTGGAGTATTAATAAAGATGGTGCATCTAAATATTTACACCCGACACAAAAGCCTGTTGAATTAGCATTTATGGCTATTGAAAATATATTACACAAAAATAAAATAGTTTTAGATTTATTTTTAGGAAGCGGAACTACAATGGTAGCAGCAGAACAATTAAAAAGGAAATGCTACGGAATGGAACTCGACCCTAAATATTGCCAAGTTATTGTAGACCGAATGCATAAACTTGACCCGACATTAGTTATTAAAAAGAACGGGTTACCTTTGTAATAACAAAGAGATAAATAAGAAGATATGGCAAACGAACATAATTTGAAACCAGTACAGAAAGGCGAGATAAGAAACCCAAACGGCAGACCTCGTAAATATGTAAGCCTACTTAAAGAGCAAGGCTATAAACTTGCTGAGATAAACGATACCATACAAGCTATGATGTCAATGGACTTAGAGGAACTTAAAACAGTATGGGATAACCCGAAGGCAACAATACTTGAAAAGACAATAGCAGCAGCTATGCGTAAGAGCTTAGAGAAAGGCAGCCTTTATAGTTTAGAAACTTTGCTAACCCGTGTTTATGGTAAGCCAAAGGAACAAATGGACATACAAACAGATAACAGAATAGAGATAGTATTTGTAGACGGCAAGACAATTCTTTAATGCGGATAGAACTACCGAACGGACATATAAACCAAAAGAAGATACTTGACTGCGAAGCTAGGTACATTGTAGTTATGTGCGGTAGAAGGTTTGGCAAGTCAGAGTTAAGCCAGATTAAATGTATTACAACCGCAATCAAAGGCGGTCAGGTTGCATACATAACACCTACCTATAAATTGGCAAAGGTATTCTTTGAGAAACTTTGCAATAGCCTTCCCTTCCCTAATAACAAATCGGACTTAAATATTAGCTTCCCGAATGGCGGCAAAGTTGAATTCTTTACAGGGGAACGATTGGATAACCTGAGAGGTAGAAAGTTCAATCTGGTAATAGTAGACGAGGCTTCCTTTATACCTAACTTAGAAGACGGGTGGCTTAACTCAATAAGACCTACTTTAACTGACTATAAGGGTAAAGCTATATTCCTTAGCACCCCAAAGGGTAAGAATTACTTTTTTAGTTTGTTTAGCAAAGCCGAACCTGATTGGCAGAGCTTTAAGTTTACTACATACGATAACCCGTACATAGACCCGCAGGAGATAGACGATGCTAGAAGGCAACTCCCAGAGGTTGTATTTGAGCAGGAGTATATGGCAAACCCGGCAGAGAACGCAGCTAACCCCTTCGGCAGCCAACATATACGCAAATGCTTACACCCTGTTACAACTATGCCGGTAGTAGCTTATGGTATTGACCTTGCCAAGTCGGTCGATTGGACTGTAATAGTAGGCTTAGACGAAGACGGGAACGTGGCTTATTTTGACCGCTTCCAAATGGATTGGCATAATACCAAGCAAACTATCCTTAGATTGCCTAAATGCCCTATCCTTGTCGATTCTACGGGGGTTGGAGACCCTATCCTCGAAGACCTGCAAAGAGAAGGGGTAATGATACAAGGCTTAAAGTTCACAAGTTCAAGTAAGCAGCAACTAATGGAAGGCTTACAGGCTGCGATACATCAAGGTAAGATTGGCTATCCTGAGGGAATAATAAGTCAAGAGCTTGAAGTCTTTGAGTATCAGTACACGGCAACCGGGGTAAAGTACTCAGCACCTTCCGGCTTCCATGATGATGCGGTAATGGCTCTGGCATTAGCTTGGCAGAATTTCAGCCTTAAACGTGGCACAGGTAGGTATGCCTTCCTATAATTTACCGCTTATCCTTGATATTTGCCGTTCATCACAATTTTTATAAAAAAGTTTACCCATTTGATTGTTGAATGTTAAAAGGTTGTAGATTTACATACCAATTAACCATAAAACAAAACACAATGACAACTTTAACCCAATTAGAAAAACAATTACAAGACCTTAAAATTGCTTTTGCACAAAAGCTTTTAACAACAAATGAATACTGCGAAACCTACTTAGCGATTAGCAAAAAAATCAAAGCAATCAAATAAACAAAAATAGGGGTGCGACTATTCAACGCACATATTTAACCCACTAAACTAAACACAATGAAAAAAGAAACCGCACAATTTTTAGCCGTATTAGTAGCAGCTTGTTACCTTATTGGTCAATTACAAGACTTCTACTCAAAATGATTTACGCTATCTGCCTTCTGCTAATTGCAACAGGTTTTGTAATGGCAGCATTATTTGACTACACAATTAAAAACTATGACCCAAAGCACAAAAGAATATATAGACAAATATCACGCAAGTGAGCCTATTAGCATAATGATGAATAACATTGATGCGACCTATCTGGAAATACTTACATACTGCAACGAGAAGGGTTATGAACCTTCTAAGCGCAGATTAAGGAAGCCGGAAGACAAATCAGAAGTAGGCTTTTTTGACATTGATAATTACAAACCAGAAACAATATAAACAAATGGAACTACAATTAATTTTCGAAACAACAAAAGAACAAAGGGTGGAGTTTACCCATCAAGTAATTGAACGCTTAAACGCAGGAGAGCTTGACCCGTTAAAAACGCATATACAGGTAAAAGCCTTAGAAGATATGCTTGACACATTAAAGAACAACAAGGACTACAAAGATGCCGTATTACAAGCAGCCGTATTAAATGGCAAGGACTTTGAGTATATGAGTGCTAAGTTCAACATCAGAGAGGTAGGGGTTAAGTATGACTTCTCTAAATGCGAAAGCACAGACTACGAGGAGATAATGGCTGACTTCAACGATGCCACAAAGCGTAAAAAGGATATGGAAGAGTTCTTAAAGAAGGTGCCGCATCAAGGTCTTGAAATCATTAACGGAGTTACTGGCGAGGTTAAAAAGGTTTACCCACCGGCAAAGAGTAGCACCACTAACGTAGCCGTATCATTAAAATAATAAAAATATTATACTTCTTTGTAATTTGCTTACCTTTGGCAGCGTTATGCTACATAGGTGGGCATCTTGCTTATGAGATAATGTTAAAACTAAGAAAATGACTTGGAACGAATTAACAGTATGGCAGTACCAACAAATCTATCCAATAGTTACAAAGCCTGAGAAGGATTGGACTAACTTAGATGTAGAGAGTAAGCTAGTAGGCATAATCTACAACCTTACAGACACTCAGGTGGATAGCTTGACTATTCAGCAGTTCAATAATCTAAGGGCTACACTCAGCTTTTTAGACGATAAGATAGAAGGTAAGCCGGTCAGGTACACAGAAGTAAACGGCAAACGTTATAGATTTATTTATGACGTGCAGCAGATTAAAGCAGCCAGATACATCGAGAGTAAAGTATTTAGCACCGACTTAGTTGGTAACCTGCACAAGTTAGCAGCCTCAATGGTTATGCCTCAGCGCAGGACTTGGTACGGCAGATGGGTAGATGATACCTACGATGCAGCAAAGCATAGCGATTATGCAGCAGACCTACAAGCCTCTAACTTTGTACATATTTATCATTCAGTTGTTTTTTTTTATCAAGTATACAGAAATTGGATAGAAGTTTCTCAGGCTTATTTGATACAAGAGATGATGGCGAAGGGAATGACACCGGAATTAGCACAAGAGGCGGTTCAAATTTTATGCAGCAGTTTGGATGGCAATATTGCGCCAAATCTGTTGCCGACCACGAAAATATCACAGTTGACCAAAGCTATGAGTTAGCCACAATCCAATTCTTAAACACCCTATCCTACTTAAAGGCAAAAGCTGACTTTGACAAGGAGCAGCATAGAAAACTTAAATAAGACCCCCAGACAAGCCCTGCCATTTTTGGTGGGGTTAGTTATTTTTATACCTTCCTTATATTTATTAGCGTGAGCATATCAAGGGCGCAAATAGAAGCATTAAGGAACGGCTTTATACAAAGTATAGG